CGGATTACACCCCAGTTTTTTGATTGTGTCCATAGGTACTAAGCCGTTTAATACTATTACACCCATTGCAGTCAATAGGATAGTTTTTTGTATCGCAATTTCTGCGTTTAGTTTATACGTTCTTTTCATTGTGGTATTTTTTAAAGGTGAATTATTATTTTGTTTTGTAGAATTTTTTAGTTAACGATAACACTTCGTAAACGCTCCATTTGTCCGCAACTGTTTTCTTTTCGTTACGTAATGGAATCAAGTTTTTAGCGCACATATCATTAACATTGAAATCTTTGATACTCAAAGCCATTTCAACCGCACCAAATTCGATGGCACGCTTAAGACATTGCGAGAATGTACCTAAATCTACTTTGTGGGCATTATTAGCCCTGTAAATAGCTTGCATCATTTGTTTACCTGTTACCCCCTCGCTTAAGTATCTTACTACTTCTGTTTTCGGTTCCGTTGGTACGTTTACGATTTTTGTAGTTGTTGCTTTTGTGTTAACTACTTTTTTTGCTGTTTTTGTGTTAATTGTACTCATTTTTATTTGTTTTTAAAGGTTAGTGCCTTGCTAAATTTCGCTTTTAGTTAATTACTCATAGTAAACAAGGCTATTTTTTCTATTCTATTTCAAGCCGTTACACTTTTCACCGTTTATTAAATTGCATAATCAAATACAATTTAATAGCGTTCTGAATACTTTACAGTATCCCCATACATACTACAAAAGAGTAGCTTTTTTTCAAGTCAATTGACCTTAATATATTCTCATATATTAATTTATGTTCACGTTTCACAACGTTACATTAGTGTTAAACTGCATGGACTAGGTATGACGCGACCCGTACTAAATTTTTACCGTCATTTATCAATAAACCGTTATTTAATTGTTTCACGCATAACATACTAATTTAAACTTAAGTAAACCGACAACCGCCGTAAATAAGAGTAAACCGAAACAATCTATCAAAAGCTAACTAAACTTTGTCGTGGCACGTTTGCCGTTGTTTTGATAGGACAAATGTATATATATAATTTAATTTGACAAGAAAAATTTGCAAAATAATTGAAAATAATTTATAACTATTTGAAAATCAATGATTTAAAAACAAACATTTTTTAACCAATTACTCAAAAAACGTACATTTTCAACCATATTTCAAGCTATTAAAAACAACTTTGTAAGCATAAATAAGGGTTAATTAATAGCATATATGACTGAGGGAATGACCTTAGTTTCCGCATATAAGTATTTAATAACCAATAAGTTACGCTATGTTATTTAAAGTAAAGCTTTAAGTAATATAAGCTAACTATATGATATTCAAAGTGTTACAAAGTATTGAGGTTTTATGTAGTATGTTGATAAAGTTAATACACTGAGAATGAATAAGTTAGAGTTATTAACATAGTGAAGTAATACTTTAAGTAAACGATGCTAACTAACTGAACTAAAGATAGTTACGATGACAAAAACCAGTGAAATTCAATATTGACTTTTCCTTTGTAAATAGGGAGGGTACCATTACTATGTATAAGTCCTTGAAAGATACAGATTTTTAAATACCGTATTCAGTAGTAGCCCTGAGAAACACAGATTTTATAATTCACGTTACGATACAGATTTTATTCTAGGGGAGGGATAGTAGTTGGGTATATGGGTATTGGTTGGGTAAAAAAATGGGGGAGGGTATATAGTACTATGGTAGGGATTGTGCATTGACATATAATTCATAACTAGTGTTTATTGTTTCACAAACACCAGTTACTTATTCTATTCTCATCATTGATTTTCTTTAGAGATTATGTAGTGAAAAACAGATATAGGGATTGTTTTGCTGTAACCCTTATTGGTGTTGTGTTTTATGTAGGTAAAAAGTGGTAACAAGTTGTTGCAGGGGTTAGTGGTAACAAAATATGTATTATATTTGTTGAATTATGATTAGTAAAAGGGGTATTGATTTAAGTGTTTGTGCTTATTGTAAGGTGATGCTAGATGATTATTCTAGGAGTGTTGACCATTTGTTTCCTAAGAGTAGGGGAGGTAAGTTGAGTAATAGTAATAAGCTACCTGTGTGTGGTAGTTGTAATAAGTTTAAGGGGGATATGAGTATTATAGAATTTAGTAGGGCATTGAATGGTGTTATTTTTTATGAGCATACTAAGTTTAATCAGAGTATGTCGCATTTAAAGAAGATGAAGATGAATGTTGATTCTATTATTAAAGAAAGAAATTTATTAAAGAATGAGTAAGGGGAATATAGTTTTAGATTTGATATTGTTAGAGGCAGATAGAGTTGTTGCTCATAGGCAGAAGAAGCTTGATTTGTATTACAAGGATGCTAAGGGGGATATAGTACCGTTGGCTGATGCTTATGATGGGGAGGTTGATAATATCGTGAATAACCTGTTACGCAAGAAGCGTATGAGGTATATGATTTCTTTTGTGGAGTGCTTAGATGTTATGGACCAACTGAAACCTGCTGCTAATAAGCTGTTGAGGTTCTTGGTTAAGCAGATGAACTATGGTAACGTGTTAAGGAACTATAGCTTAAGAGATATACAGAGGGGCACAGATATGAATATGCGTTATGTGATGAAAAGTATTGGGGATTTGTGTGAGCTAGATGTTATTAGGTTTAGCGTAGAGAAGAACAGGAGAACGTATATGATTAACCCTGCGTTTTTCTATAAGGGAACTATAAAGAAAATGTTCTACTGCTCCAAGGAGTATGATAGAATGCCTAAGAGAAATAATGAATTAGATGAAGAGTATGATAATGGAGTTGATTTTTAATATGTATTTTTTAGTTGGATTTTTAATTGGAATTTTTGTTCCTTTATTTTTGTATTTAGGAATAAAACGTTATCTTTGAGGCGCATAAATTGTTTTTATTTGTTATTGGTTAGATTGAGCCTTTCAGAAATGAGAGGCTTTTTTGTTTATATTTGTAAAAACTTTTGTATGAAAACAGATAAGTACTATGCGTCAAACCCAAAGAAGAATGGGAGCTACGTAGACAAAGGTAGAGTAGAAGGAAGACCACCTGCTGCTGCTGACTTAAAGGATGAAGCACCGACTTCAAAGGTTGCCTTTAAGTTGATGTATAAAAACACTAAAGACAAAAAATACTGCGACTAATGGAAGGTAAAAACTCTAAACAAGTTTTCTATACTAAGAGTAAAGGAAACACAGGAACAAGCTCTGTAGGCTATCCACCACGTATTGAGGATTGCGGTTGTAAAGGACAAATGCCTTTTAAACTACAAAAGAAAAATTCAAAAACTAACTTTCAAGGATAATGAAAAAAGGAATGGCACTTAAGAAAGCTATTATGGAATATGGTGGCTCTAAAGCAGAAGAGAAATACTCTTCTAAAAAAGAAAAAATGAAACACGAAAAAGGTGAGTCAAAGAAAAAAGAAGCTAGAGAAGAGTTTCTTTCTCGTTTTAAAAAAAAAGTAACAATTAAAACTAAATAAAATGGATTTAAAATCTAAATTAGCAGCTGCTATGAACAGAGCCAAACAATCTAAAGGTGGACCTGGTGACCCTAAAACAAAAACTAAAGTACAAGACATTCAAGAAGTTAATCATAAACCAAGTAATGTTTTTACAGGACCAATGTCTAATATTAAAGCTAAACGAGCAATTAGAAAAGGTGAAACTGATACAGCTTATTCAGTAAAAGACAGAAAAATATCAGGTAATAAAGTAGTGAAACAATACGGTGAATTAGGGAATAATAAACCTATAATGAATAAAAAAGTAAAAACTACTCCAGGTTATAGAATGGAAGAGATGAGAAAAAGAACCTTAAACGGAGCTGGTGAATAACAAAGACTAATCTTTAACTATGCGTCTTAAAACTAAAGACGATAAAGCTCAAAGGCTTATACATACAAGTGAGTGGAAGCCAACACATAAAGAGTTCTGTTACCCTAAAGAATTTGTTGATTGGGTAGATAGTATTAATAGTGGTTGGCAAAACAAAATCAAGTTTAAGCCTTTTGAACTTTATTGCGAACAAGCCCGAGTGTGGCTACAGGATGAAACAATGATTGATGACTTTCAATCAGAAGATGACCAAATAAATTGGCTGTCTATAGAGATACAAAGATGTAACGATAACACTTTATATTTCTGCAATAAGTACGGATGGATAAAAGAAGATAAGTCAGAGAATGGTATGCTTAGATACCAAGCTTGGGAGGCTCAAAAGGTACTATTATTCTTATTCGATTGTGGGTATTCAATGATGATAGGTAAAGCTAGACAGATTGGATTCACCACTACTATGTGCCTTGCAGGAATGAAGCGCGTAAACCTCAATAAATCATACTTTATAAAATTCGTTACCCACTCAAAAGAAAAGGGGATAGAGATTTTTAGAGATAAGGTGAAGTGGACATACACGAAAATTCCTGATTACCTAGCTCAAGAAGTAAAAAACTGGACGGACCAAGTAATGTCATTCGATAAAAAGGGTGATAAGAAAGGTCGTGATGATGGTGGAGCTTCTCGTTTTCAAGTAGATAGCCCACAGATAGACGCTATCAATGGGGGTTCGCCATCGGCAGTATTTGTAGATGAGATTGGTCTATTCGATATATTCGGAGAGATGATGAGGGAAGGTAGACCTGCTTTATTTAAGTACAATCCTGAAACAGGCAAGATGACTATGCAACAGCAGTTTATGGCTTGGGGTACAGGTGGAGAAATGGATAAAGGAGGGTCAGTATTTGAGGCAGAATTTAAAATGTGTCTATCACAATGGAGAGAAAAAAATTATGAATATGGTATTATCCCGCTATTTTTCAACGCATACGCACGGAGGGGTGTTAACGATGAGCACATCAACAATGAAAGAAAGGCATACTTGGCATTGGAAGGCACTAAAAAAGGAGAAGTGGCTAAAGTCCAGTTCCACCAACATTATCCAATCACAATTGACGATATGTTCCTCCGAAAAGCAAGAACCCTTGTGCCAATTCACGTATGTAATCAAAGATTAAACGACATATACAGCAAAGATGTACCTATTGAGTATGGATACTTTGAGCCTATAATGGACGTTTCACAACCTACACCTGACCTACTTACAGAATATAGAATTATTGGTGCTAGATGGATTCCTACAGCAGGTAGAGAACATATTTCTACCACCGCGTTGATAATACACCACCCACCACAGAACGAAGTATGGAAGAATAGGTGGTATCAAGGTACTGACCCTATAAACTCTGAAACAGGACACTCAATGATGTGTAGTGCTGTATGGGATTCACTTACAAATTCAGTGTCTTCTGTAGTTTTCCATAGGGATAAGAAGTTCAAATACACGTACTTACAGGTTTTACTCCAAAGCTTATACTATGACCAACAGAAAAAAGGTGGTATAAAAGAATTGGTAGAGAATAACATTGGTGATATGCACGTTGACTTCCAAGAAATACACGGATTTAAAAGCAAGTTCACTTCTAATGCACAGTTACCAGAGTATTTTCATACCTATGGCGGCAAGTGGTTTGGTATTTCCAATAAAGCAAACACGGCACCACGAATTATCGCGAAAGCAGAAGAGATGATTGACGCGTATGGGGTAAATATTGATGTGCCTTGGATATGGGAGCAGCTAAAAACATTCGTAGAAAAAGATTTAAAAAGTTCCACTAGCCATAGGCAAACAAGATACCAAGCAGCAGATACCAGGTATGACTATGATGATGCTATATTCGCTATTACATTTGCGTACATCAATGCGCAGTCACACGCTAAGTACGAACCCGAAAACATAAGGGGAGAGAGTGGCGAAAAACACGTTGTTATGAGATATGTTCAATCAAAAGAAACTGAATACCGAATGAAGTTAGCAAGAGTAGATTCTAGGACTGGTAAGATATTAAAAATAATGAATTGATAAATAAAGTATATTTGTAAAAAAAAATAATGGCTAATTACATTCAAA